GGGTGATGCTTGGCGAGATTCAGCACCCGGGAGAGCGCGGCGGAAATGCTTATCTTGGGGATGATGCCGTCCCCTCCGCTGACTTTATTCCACATGGAAAAGACCGGCTTCCATTCGGAATCCAGCGCAAAGCAGTTGTCCAGCCAATACCAGGGATCGGAAAAGACGATTTTCCAGGCACGGGATGAGCCGCTGTAGGCCTTCTCGATGCTGGAAACGAGGCCGGAAAGAATGGTGTTCCCGTTTTGGGAGATGGTGACGGTGTCGAACTGTTGAAAGGGCAAGACCTCCCCAAGCGTGCGGACGGGATAAACCGCGGTGATGGCGGAGGCGGAAAAGCTTTGCTGGTCGTGGGTCAGGCTCGACGGCTTGAGGGCCAGCAAGTCATTGATGGTGATGTCGTGGTTCCTGCTGCTTGTAAAATGGTTAGGGTTTTATTTATTGTTATTCTGCATATTTTTTAACAAGAGAACGCATTCCGCAATTCTGTCGTAAATTTTTCCCATCCACAGGAAAAACATCAATGAAAAGAAGCCCGATAAAAGACATGCTACGCCTATGCCTACCATTTTTTCACCTAAGGCAACACAAAATCCAATGATTCCAGCAACAAGTGAAAATATAGCAATTAGTACAAAGTAATAACCTAATTTTGTTTGGCTAGTTGTATTTTGTGTTTCAGATTCTTTTGGTTTCATATTATGAAGGATATGATAAAGAAATCGGACTATAGCACATAAAAGTAAAAGAACTCCTATATCCAAAACCAGCCACGCCCAACCAAAATAAAGCATAACCATGAAAACAATTAAAAATATCGCTATTATCCATAGCCTTTTAATTCCAGATGGCGATAACTTTTCTTTATTTTGTCGATATTTTTCTAACACCTTTTCACACTCTTCCCACTCTTGTCCGCCCTCTTGGAAGACCAAGGTATTCGCGTTGATCTTTTTCTGATTGAAATAATCTTCCAGAACCTGAAGAGAAACGGGACCTTCCGTTTGTCCCTCAGCAATAGCGATGTAGTACATGTCTTGATTCATGCTCTTTCTCTGATACGTTCCTTTTCCAAAAATGTCAAGATACGAACCAGTTCCCTATCATATTGAGTCCTTTTTTCTGTGCCTGCGCCTCTTTTTCCAGCCGTTGGACTCGTGATTCCAAGGATTTAATCTCAGCCTGGTCTCCCTTTCCGTTGGACGTCCCTTTCTCTACCAGGGCAACGAGTCGTTTCACTAAATTAAGCGTTTGTTTATAGGTAGTATTTTCGCCTCTTGACGACAGTTCCTGCATTAACTTTTTAGAGAGAACTTCCATTTCATTCTCCGTGACTTTATTATCCTTAAAGGCGTCTTTGATGTATCTGACGACAGCCCCGTAAGCTTCATTGATATTGGCTTTTCGCTCCCGGGCTCTACCGCTGATCGCCCTGTCAGGGCTCGATAAGGCATCAGTCAGGGATTTGCTGAACCCGGCCAGGTTGATATTTTCAATCACATTGTCCCGTCTCTCCTGTTGGGTTTTCGCACCTGATTTTCTCCGGGATATTTCCTTTTTCAAGTCCCGGGCCTCATCTTCCTTCTCTCTTATCTGGGCCTTGATGGCATTTTCATACTCCTTCTGCGCCTGAACAATTCTCTTGTGTTGTTCCAACGCTTCATTCCTTTCACGCTGCGCTTCATCAATGATTTCTTCAGAAGCATTGATCTGTTGAACTTCCGCAAGCTTATTGGTACTTGATGTTAAAGATTTTTCCGCTTCTGTTTGATCTTCTATTGCCTTTTGTAGCGCTTCCTTCGCTTCCTCCACCGCTTTATCTCTGTTTTTATAGGCTTCGGTGCGCGCATCATCCGTGCTGACGTCATATCCTGCATCGACAAGAGCGTTGTCAGAAGCAGTTCTTTGGTTTCTTAAAGCGGTTAAGCGTTCTAACTGGATCCTTCCATTTGCGGTATTTAATACATCTTCCATAAATTGCTGTGGTCCTCGGAAATTAGGCAGTGACAGAGAATTACCTATCTGAGCTCGGCTTCCTTTCAATTTAGATGTATCTCCTCCGTTTTCTATAAGAGTTTGTATCCATTCTGCTATATTATCTCTAGTAATGGACCCCGATCCCCAACGACCTGTCTCTTCTTCTAGAGTACGGCTGGCTTTAGCTATCGGAAGAAGATTATCAAATATTTGCTTTTCAGCATTAAGAATCTCTCCATTGAGCTTTTCCCGTTCCTGGTAGGATAAAATATTCTGGTCCTCCAATCCTCCCAAACGTTCGCTAATCCTGTTGGTTGTTTCGGTCTTTGATGACAAATCACTTTCCGCGATGGAAACATTCATCCTGGCGCTGTCTTCCTGTTCTTGCCGATGCCGTGAACGGGCTCGAAGTCTGATATCTTCCTGTTTTCCTTCAAAGAACAAACGCGTGGAAAAATTTTCAGGATCGCCAAACGCCCCGCTATAGTAATCAGTTTCCAGTTTCAACAGATCGGCCTGATCCTGATTGTCCAATACCTTGGATTGAAGGTCCAGCAAACGCTGCTGATCCCGTACAGATTCTTTCAGGGCCTGGGCTTCTTCTTTCCGGTTGCCGGCTATTTTTGCTGTAAAGTCGTTGGATTTCTGCAACGTTTCTTCATTATTGAAGGAGGCTATTGCTTCCTGCGATTTCGCAATGGCTTCATTTTGTTGTTCAATCGCCTTAGCAAGCTCTTTGGATTTCGCTTCCGTGTTCCCCATCCATTCGTAAAGCTTCGCTCCGGCGAGAACGGCAAGCGACATCGCGCCGGCCAGACCTGCGCCGCCTCCGAAGCCTATCACCAGCCCGGGAATGTTGTTCATGATGCCCCGGATGCCGTACTGCAAGTCATCGAAGAAGTAGGCAGCCTGCAAGGCCCCCTGCCCCATGTTCTTCACGCTCCTGGTTGCCTGCTGGCTCCCCTTATCAAGTTGTTGAGCGGACTGGTTGAGAGCTCGGCTTTTTTCCGCCGCCTGCGCTTCCGCTCGCGCTGCTTTTTCCGCCGCCTGCGCTTCCCGTTCCTGCGCCCTGGTCAATGCGGAAATTCTTCTTTCCAATTCCTGAATATTCTTCAGGGCTTTTAGACGGTCGGGATGATTTTCCTGCTGCGTCGCCTTTTTCAGGGCTGCCTGATATTTTTCCAATTCAGACACAAGTTCATTTAAGGCCGCTTTTTCCCTTCGTCTGGATTGTTCGATAGCGTCAGCTGCTTCCTGGGCTTTCTTCTGCCTCCGTTCTTCCGCCTGGGCTTCTTTTTCCAACGCCTTGGCCTGGTCATCGGCATTGGTATTGGTATTTTGCCCCGAAGATGGCTTCCCGGCGTTCCTAAGGGATTCAATTTGCTTGCGGGCCTCTTCCACGCCCTTCGAGTCAAAGGATGATTTAAGGGTGATTTCGATTTCTTTCTTGGTGGCCATGGTGGTAGATGTGGAGGGTTATCGTTGAGCGCGGGCTTCCTCGATGACGAAAGCGGGCAGTTTCCCGGCGGTGAGGGCGTTGCGGGATTCTTCCACGCGTTTCTGCAAGGATTCCAGGAGCATCATATCCCGGATGATGACGCCGAAGGCATGGGAGGGATCAACGCCGGCGGCTTGAGAGGCAGCAAAGACGCTTTCCTTCAATTCCTGCGCCGCCTGGTTCAGGTTCGGGTTCTTGCTGCATTCTTCGGCGAATTCAATGAAAATCCGTTCTATTCCGTTTTGTTGTTGTTCGTTCATGATGGATTATTCTGTTAAGATGGGTATTCGGTGGAAGTGTAGCGGATGACGAGGGATAATCCGAACGTGCGCCCGGGAGCGTCCGCCGGCATGGGGTAGATGGCATTTCCGAGGCCGTCAAACGCCTGCGGATTGGCCAGCATGGCATGCTGCTCATAAATGCCGTTCTGGTTTTCCACGACCAGCTGCCAGTCCGAACGGATTTCCACGCCGGGAGAAAACGTCCATTTCGCGTTTCCGCCCTCTCCGGTGAAAACCGCCTCGCTGCTGGTCGCCAGAAGAGAGGCAGACCCGTTTTCCACCCGGTAAAGCGTTAACGTGCCGGAATTGGCGCTGGTGGGTTTCGTCGTGATGATTTCCTGCAGCGTCAGTCCCTTTCCTTCGGGGTTGCCTTCCGGGAAGTCCGGATAAACGTCCGAGGGAATAAACCTCCATGAGGAATAACTCATCGGATTATCCGAGTATTCCCCTCCGGGCGGGGGAAGCTGATGATTTCGGGTGACCAGTCCTGCCCTCAATACGCGGATTGTCTGTTTTAACCCGGAATCCGCCTGTGTCGCGGAAACGACGACGGAGCCGGCCGCTCCTTCATTGGGGGCCGCGGTTAACGTGAAGGACCCGTTATTTCCGTTCGTGATATCGGAGATGACAACGGAAGAGCTGGGAGAATTGGGCGTCCAGTCAACGCTGACTTCCCCCGGGTCATAATAGGAAGTCACCTGGACCTGGTAGCTTCCGCCAGTAACGGGAACCTGTACCTGGGTTGGAGCAAGGCTGAATGAGTAAGAGGGTTGAAGCTGACGAAATTCAATCTCAACAGCCTGTCCTGTTCCGTCCTGAATGACCTGGAGCGACATGGTCCTGTCCTGGTCTCCTTCATTGGCCGCGACGATAACCTTGAATGTCCCGTTGTTGCCGTTGACGATATCGGAAACGGTTAATCCTTCGGAAACGTCGGCAATCTGCCAACCCTGCCCTACCGGTCCAGGGCTGAACGACGATTCCACATTAATGGTGTATTCGCCTCCCTTGACGGGAACGTCGAAAGAAGAGGGCGTCACGCTGAATATCCAGTTGGAATTGTCCGGGGTCCGGTCGGTGACCGTCATGGTCAGCGTGACCAGCAGGCACAGATAGCCGTCTTCGGGAGACGGCGGAGGAACAAGGTTCTCGGTTTCAAACTGGTAGCCGGTGATGACGGCGGCAAAACGCCATTGAGGCTGGTCGGCAAATTGCAGGTACAGATACCCGTTCTGGTTGCTGGCCAGCCACAGGGCAAGATTCTCCTGCCAGGAAGCCATGTCCTGATAATCCGTAAACCAGCGGTAAAACGCGATGGTGCGCTGCTCCACGGCGCTTCCCAGCCCCTGCGCGAACGCCCGGGGACCGTCTACCAGCGACGTTTCAAATGCCTCCATGGATCCGCCGAAGCGGGGAGGCTCCGGCGTATCGTCCCAGAGGTTGAGCAGCTGGATCTGGTTGCCGGCGGCGGAAACGTAGCGCGCCGCGTAGGGGGCCTGGTAAGTCATGGGCGGTTACTGGTTGATATAGTCCTTCACCCCTTCCGCAATGGCTTCGGCAATGCATCCGGGATGGTCCTTCAAGATAGAGGCGTTTTCAGGATTGGTGATGAAGCCGCATTCGCACAGCACCCACGGGCAGCGGGTCTTTTTCAGGACGGCCAGTCCCGGGCGCGACTGCACAGTGTTGGCCCGTCCGGGCAGCAGCCGGGAAAGAGGTTCCGCGATGCATATGGCAAGCCGGCTTCCTTTAACGCTTCCCGGGTAGAAACATACATGGGCGCCATGCGGAGCAGGATTTGGAACGTAAATGCGTTCCTTTCCTTCGTCTGTTTCAACCGTTTTTTCGGTGCTCGCGCTGTCGCAATGCAGGGAAATGCCGAAGTCATAGCCTCCTTCGTTGGCGACCTTGACGGTGGCGTTCAAGTCCTGGGAATTGGTCATCTTCGGAAAGTCAATCACATCCACCCGGGCTCCCAGCCGTTCCAGCATGGGGGCGAGGCGTTCGGCGATCGTCGCCGCGACGGCGTGTTCTTCAAGCCCGTTCCCGCGGGCCCCGGTGTTGTTGGCATGGCCTATATCAATAGCTATTTTCCTGATTATTCTCTTTTAATGGTTGATTGTTAATATGATTGAACTTGTAAGAAAAACTTTACAGTTACTGTTTATCCAGACGGCGTTCAATGTTTTCGATGCGAACGGACAAGAGTTGAATGGCTTTGGCGGTCTCGACCTGCGCCTGCGTCTGCATGGACATCAAGTCAAGAATCCTGTCATTATGGTGTCCCATCACCTCCCCGATGTACCAGCAGGCAGTACCACACGTGACCAGCGACAGCATGACGCAGGCCACGAGGGGCGACGTTTTCGCAAAATCCAGGAAATGAGCCGGCACTTCGGAGAGTTTGCACATGGCCTTATTTCTTGGAGGGGATGACCTGCACGACGGGCGGAACATCCGTAACAGGCTGGGCCTGACTGTAGGAGATATGTCCCTGCTCAATGACGAGGCAGGAGCCGTCTTTGCATACCTCGGTGCGGCCCGGCGTTACGTCAATGGAATGACCGCAGCCCTGGAACAGGGAAAAACCAAGAGCGCCAACAGCGGCGTAGGCCAAGCCCAGCAGAACCTTTTTCCACCAAGTGGACGTGCCGGATGCCTTGATGCCCAGGTAGTCCCGGACATCACCAAGTGCGTGCTTGCCGATGATCGGGAGGGCAGTATTTGCTACGGCAATCCATCCTTGTTGTTCGTTTTCCGTCAGGTCTGCCCAGTGAGGGATTGGAGTGTTGGACTCATTGTGTGCCTGGGCTGCATAGTACATGTGCATTTCTCTGGCGATAGCCGCGGCATGATTGCATTGATTATTAGTAGTCATATGATTATGTTGTTATTGATTAGTAGTGAAAAACTTGAAAAACTCC